ATACAAATACTGCTGCAAATTATATATGGTCTGGAACACAAGAATTTCAAAACAATGTTACATTTTCAGATACAAATGCAGTAATTACAGCAAAGGCTGGAGTAAATAATTATTTAAATCCTGCAGCAAGAGATGCAGCACTATCATCACCTGTAAGAGGAACAGTTTGTTTTGTTAGACAAACTTCTGGTGGTACAGCAATTAATGATTTACAGTTTTATGATGGAACAAATTGGATATCATATGGTGGTTTAGTTGCTTTTAATAAACAAACTGGTAGTGGAACACAAAATTATGATTTAACATTAAGTGATATTGGTCAAAGTATAACGTTTGATTCTACTGGAACATGGACAGTAACAATTCCACCAAACTCTAGTATTGCTTTTCCAATAGGATCAGAAATAGATGTTTTTAGAATGAATACTGGATCTGTTACATTTGAACCAGGTTTAGGTGTTACACTAAATAGCAAAAATGGAAATAGATCTATTGCAGCAAGGTACTCAGGTGCATCCTTGTTTAAATTTGATACAAATACCTGGCTTCTAGTCGGCGACTTAATCGCATAGGGGTTTATTATGGCATTATTTGGAAAACTTGTTAAGTACGTTGTAAAAAAGGGAATGAAATTAGTTCCTAACTTTATTGGAAAGACATCAGCACAAGCACAATTAGATGTTGTATCAGAAGGATTTGTTGTAGGCAATGTTGTAACTACAGTTTCTGGAGAACCATCAGAATTAGCAAACGATGGATTAGTTGTAATACAAGATCCAGCAGTTACTACTCCAGCAGATTATGAAGCATCTGTTGATTTAACTGTTAGACAATTTAGTTTTACACCATTTGGAGTATTTGGATTTTCGCCATTTACAGTTTTTGGTTTTTCACCATTTAACGTATTTGGTTTCTCTCCATTTAACGTGTTTGGATTTTCTCCATTTAGAGTATTTGGATTCTCACCAACAGTATCATATACTCCAAGTCCATACTGTATAGATGGAGAAACACCAGTATTGACTAAAGAAGGTTACAAGTTATCAAAAGATATTGTTGTTGGAGATATATTAATAACTAAAACTTTTGAAGGTTTACCTATAACAAACCATGAAGGACTAAAGTCTTGGTCAAGTAACTTAGAGAAAAAATATGAAGTTGTAGAGTCTAAAGTAACAAAAATTAAAAAAACTAACGTATCAGAAACTATTATAATTAACGATGACAAGTATAAAAGATTTTCTACTCAAGAAGATATGTTAATAATAAGAGAAGATAAACTAATGTTCTGTGTTTCTTCTGAATTACAAAAAAATGATCAAATAGTAAAAAGTCCAAATGAAATAGTTGGAGATCAGCATACTTGTACTGTTTATAAAATAGAAACAATAAAAGAAGATAGAACTGTTTATGATTTTATGAGAGAACCATTTGGTTTAATTGTGGCAGACTCTTTGCTTGTTTATAATGCTTATCCAATAGATTAGTCTTTTGGAAATTGATACATAAACTCTCTGGTTCTTGATGTAATGCCTTTCCAAGGTCCCCAATTATTTCCACCATCACTCATAATGTAGGCAACTTGGCAATTAATGGATGGATTTAAAAGTTGACTGGTATATTCTAGATTATACTTTTCTTTTCTTTCATCTTTTAATGCACCAATCATATTTATTTGAAATAATCCATAAGAACTGTCTCCAGTACTTTTATTGCCATTAAAGGCTAAAGCATTACCCATTGATTCTTTTTTAGCAATGGCCCATGCTTCTACTAAATGTTTACCCTCAAAACCACATGCAGATAGCAAGGTTTTTAGTTCAATATCAGTAAGTTGTCCTTTATCTTGATATTCAGCAAGAGTTCTTACGTTATCCCTAGATGGTTTATTTAGGTGGTCTGGCCTAGAAAGCAAAAAAACCGCATCAGCGGTAAATGTTGCATATTGATCGTTTTTGGGGTTAACTTCAATACCTTGAGCATTAGAAATGTTCAAAAATACTGAAGATAATCCAAGACTTGCGAGTAATCCTATTAAAAATTTTTTATCTTTTTTCATAGTTTTCCTCCTAAGAAAACATGACACCCTGGTAGGTGTCATATATCAAGTATAACATCTATTTGCCAGTAAGTCAAATCAAAAATGTTATATTAGTAAGATAATACAAAAAATTATTTAAAATGATATAATATTTACATGGCAACAGGTCAATCAAGCATATATAATTTACCATATCCACAAGTTGATGATAGTGTAAATGTACACGGAGATATTGCATCTTTAGCAAATTCACTAGACACTACACTTGCTGGACTTGGATTATCTTATATGAAACTAGATGTAATAAATACATCTGGAGCATCGATAGCAGCAGGATCTCCTGTATTTATTAATGGTCATAATACGGAACAAGATTTGACAACGGTAGGAAAAGCAATTCCTTCAACAACTTCACCAATATTAGGATTATTAAAATCAACAACAGCAAATAATGCACAAGGAGTATGTGTTGTATCTGGAGTATTGCCAGATGTTAATACATCAGAATTTACTGCAGGAGATATTTTATATGTAAAAACTGGTGGAGGATTAACAAATATTAGACCAGCAGGTGGTGCAGGTGCAGTAGCAGTATGTGCTTATGCAGATGCATCTAATGGAGTTCTTGTAGTTACTGCTAAAGGTAATGGTACTTGGGGAGCATTAAAGAACGGTCTTTCGTAATTATTTGTTGAATCATGATATAATTACAGTATGGCCATACTTAGAAACTCATCTCAAGATTTATACAACGTAGGTGCTAAACCCCCAACTGTTAAATGGACAGTAGTTCGTGGTGATACCTCAGCATTTAAAGTTTATGTAACAGATGACGAACAATCTCCCCTTAATATTCCAGATTGGGATATTGCTATGAAAATTAAAAGACCAAACAGTTCTGCAAATCTTGGAGTTATTACAGATGACGCAACAACTATTATGGCTTTAAGTCCAGCAGCAGATGCAGATGATTTGGCTGGAGAGTTTACAGTTAGACTTACAGCAGAAGAATCGCATAATCTTGAAACAGGAGATATCTTTGATATCGAGTTATCAACTGCAGAAATTGTATGGACAGTTGCACAAGGTAGCATGATTATCCTTGAAGATGTAACAGACTAATGGCAACAGCAATTATTATTGATGATAATAAACAAAAATTAAGACGCATTGAAACTTCAGATTATTATAAAACCAACATATCCTACAAACCTCGCACGGTAGAAATAAATTACACCCTACCATTTAGAATAAGATTTACTACCATAACAGTAGAAGGATATGGTCCAAACAATGTACCCCCAATTCCTCTACAGGTTATTGGCTATAGCAACTACATATTATAGAATAGAGATTAAATATGTCAGGTATGATAAACGGTTTGTTTCCTGGAATTATAAAACCAAATAAAACATTAGCAGGATGTATTAACGTATATGAAAATGTTTGGAAAGATCCACTACAAACAATTGAAAATGTAGAAAAAGAATGCTCTACTCCTAATAACAATCTATATTGGTCTAAAGCAGGACTTGGTCCTAATAATGTTTATGATCAAAATGAAAGAACTAATTATGATATGGGTATTACCTATCACTCAAATTTAGGAAATGCTGTAGCACAAAAAATTCATAATGATATGTATATGTTACTTCTTGCTACAACGTTAGATTATAACAAAAGATATGAGGTACACAGTAAATTGTGGCATGAAGAATACAACATGTTGAAATACTCTTCTGGTCAAGAGTATCATTCTCACTATGATGGTGAAACTGGTTCTGGAAGATCCTTATCAGCAATATTGTATCTTAATGATAATTACGAGGGTGGTCATATTGAGTTTGTGAACTTTAACATAACAATTAAACCTACTGCTGGAATGTTAATTTTATTTCCTTCAAATTACGCATACCGTCATAAAGCACATCCAGTTACATCAGGAACTAAATATGCTATTGTCACATGGCTACACGACAGACCACTTCACAACGATAGACATAATGGTGTAGAATAGGTAGTCATGGATAAAAAACCTAGTATCTTTATAGCAACCCCAATGTATGGCGGATTTTGCCATGGTTATTTTATGAAAAGCGTTATGGGCTTAGTAATGAAATTAACTTATCAAGGATATAAGGTAACTTTTAATGATCTTTATAATGAATCTTTAATTAATAGGGCTAGAAATACTTTAACAGAAATGTTTTTAAGGTCTGAAGCAGATTATTTATTATTTATTGATGGCGACGAAGGTTTTAATGCTGATGGTGTTATAGATATGATTAATGAAGATTTAGATATTATTGGGGCTGCCGTGCCAATGAAAGCAATTAATTGGGCTAACGTAGAAAAAGCAGCAGAGTTAAAGAAGACTGATTTAAAAAGATATGGATCTTATGTTAATATAAATTTTGTTAATAAAGAAGATATTAAAAAGATACAGGAAAATCCTAAAAAACCATTAGAAGTAAAAAACATAGGTACTGGTTTGTTATTGATTAAGCGTAGTGTTTTTGAAAAGATGAAAGAGCATGTAGGAAAATACAAAAGCGATCAATTAGATCTAGGTGGCATTAAAAAAGGTGAGTATATTTACGATTTTTGGAAAACTCAAGTAGATGAAGAAGAACAAAGACTTTTGTCAGAAGACTACTATTTTTGTACGCTTTGGCGTAAATTGGGTGGTTCTGTATATGTAGCACCACATGTAAAAGTAGTTCATGTAGGAACTTATATATTTGTATAAATTTTTATCAAAATAATGTTATAATGTGTGTATGGCACAAGTATCCATTTCAACAGTAAAATCTAGGTATGAGACAGGCGATAGACCATCTCAACAAGATTATGAAGATTTAATTGATACCACGGCTGCTCAGGCTACTAGACTGGGAACATTTGGAAATAACGACAATACAATAACTGGTATTGAAAATGTTACAGTAATTGATAGTTTTAGTGCAACAGAGTGGAGAATGGTAAAGTACATAATTTCTATTGCAAAAACAACGCAAGGAGATAATTACTTTTACGCAACAGAGTTAACGATATTGGTTGATGGCTCAGACATTAGCGTCAGCGAATACGGAACGATAGACAATGATGGGAATATTGGCACCATAAGCGTCTCAAGGGCTGGTGGAACAGTTGCTTTAACTGTAACGCCAGACGCAATTATAAAGCCAGTCACTGTACGTTACGCACGTATAGGACTTAAGGCATAAGGAGAAGATATAAATGGCAACAATACAAAAGAACTTCAAGATTAAGAATGGCTTGGTCGTTGAGGGTTCCACAGGTACCATTGGTGGCTACGACGTTCTTACAAAGAAGACAGATGATCAAAATTATATTATTGGTCTTATTGGTGGTTCAGCAACATCTAATGCTACAGCAAACACTGTAGTACTTCGTGATGCAGATGCAAATTTTGCAGCAAATGTTATCACAGCAGATTTAGTTGGTGATGTCACTGGTCAAGTATCAGATATTTCTAATTTTGACACAGATGACCTTGCAGAAGGTACAACAAATAAATATTTTACAGAAGGAAGAGCACAAACAGCATTAGCAGGAATGTATGATCCAGCAGGATCAGCAGCCAACGCTTTATCAGATGCTGAAGATTATGCAGATACAGTATCAGGATACGCATTAGGTAATGCTCAATCTTACGCTGATAGTGCAGCATCAAATGCTTTAGCAGATGCAGAAGATTACGCTGATGGATTAGCATCAAATTACGATCCAGCAGGTTCTGCAGCAAATGCTTACTCAAATGCAACATCTTATGCAGATTCAGCAGCAGCAAATGCTCTGTCAGATGCACAAGACTATGCTGACAGTGCAGCAGCAAATGCTCAATCAGCAGCAGAAGATTATGCTGATGGTTTAGCAGCAGGTTATGAAGTTGCAGGAGCAGCCGCAAACGCATATTCAAATGCAACATCATATGCTGATTCAGCAATCTCAAATGCAATTGCTGACTTAGTTGATTCAGCACCAGCGTTGTTGGATACACTTAACGAAATAGCAGCATCAATTGGTGATGATGCAAATTTTGTTGGAACAATAACTAACTTAGTTGCAGAAAAACAAAATACATTAATTGCAGGAACAGATATTGACATTACAGGAAATACAATTTCCTTTAATGGAAGTTATGATCCTCTAGGATCAGCAGCAAATGCTTACTCAAATGCAACATCTTATGCAGATTCAGCAGCATCAAATGCTTTGGCAGATGCAGAAGATTATGCTGATGGCTTAGCAGTTAACTATGATCCAGCAGGATCTGCTGCAAATGCTTACTCAAATGCAACATCTTATGCTGATAGTGCAGCCTCTAACGCACAAGCAGCAGCAGAAGATTATGCTGACGGATTAGCAATCAATTATGATGCAGCAGGTGCAGCAGCAAATGCTTACTCCAACGCAGT